GACCAGACGAATAAATGGGATACGACCAATCCAAGATATACAAACTTTTATGCGACGATGGGCACTACTACTATGGGTCCACCATTGCAAAATTGAAATCCAGACTTCATGGTCATAAAGACTCGTCAAAGACAATGACATCCAGGTTATATAGCCACATAAACTCGATTGGATGGGATAAGGTGAGAATTGAACTGGTCGAAACGTTTTCATGTGCAAATCGCACAGAGATACGTATGAAAGAGAACGAATATATCTTAGCGGCAAAGAGCGATCCCTTATGTCTCAACACGTTGGTCGCATATGCGTCTGATGCCGAGAAACAGGAGCGAGCTGTAACGTATTATCAGACAAACAAAGAGGCCATCTTAGAGCGTAATCGTAACTATGTTGTAGCACACAAGGAAGTCGTTGCGGAGAAGCACAAGGAATACTATGAAAAGAACAAGGAAGCGCTTCAGGTGAAGCACAATGAATATATTGCGAATAACGCGGATGCAGTTAAGGCACAACGCAAGGAATTTTACGAGAAGAACAAGGAGCGACTGTGTGCAGAGAAACGGGCGAAGCGACTGGCCAACCCCGAAGAAACACGGAAGAAGATGCGAGAATACCGCGACAAGAATCGCGAACGAATCAACATGCAGAAGAGGAAGGACTATAAACGTGATGAAAAGTAATACTCCTAACCAATAATGTCGAAGACTGTACCCGTCGCGGGAACAGGATCGAGCGTGACGTTCTTTGAGGACGACTCGCTGGAAACTGTGCGTCAACACATCGCCGTGGCTGTGAACAGTCACCCCGATCGTCTTTTCATTGAAGTCCATGTCCAGTTACCCGAACAGCACTACGAAGATCCTCGCAATTGGGATGCACTGTTCATGCGTATGTCTGTGGACGGTCTGCGTATCGACCAAGAGCTGTTCAAGTACTACTTGGAACACATCCACGCAGGAACAGGAGTCAAGGAGGCTAGGTATTCTCGCGAAGACTGGAATGGTCGTCCTGCTGCCCTCGAAGCCTTGTACAAGCCCGGTGCTGGGTTCTCAGAGTGGCGGGTGTTTGGTGTCGCGGGTGAGCGGTCGATCATTCTCCCTCGGCCACCCAAGGAGTTCGCGTTTGCCTCCACTCGGATTCCAGTTGGAAACATGCAGTTGCTCTTTGAGTCCGTCTACTCCGACGTGGGTGAATTCAGGGCAACCGAGATGAGTCCCAAAATGAGTCCCACTGTGAAGCGAGTATACTTCCCCTTGTTCCGCGAGGACACCCCGAGTCGACTCACAGACTCGGCCGTTCGGTCATTGCGCACCAACGCCGAGCAGCTGACAAGACTGTTGGGACTGTCCGTGCCCGAACCTCGGCATCCCGCCATCCTTCGTGCAAAGTGGTACCTACCACTTGTAGAGACATCCTTCACCGCACCCCGTGCACGGTTCGAGCAGATGTTCTATGGGCTCACACTGTCCAAGGAAACACCGTATGTTGGGTTCTTCACATCTAAGCAGGAGAAGACGCGTCACAAGTTCTACGTCAAGGATCCCAATAACAAGGTTCCGTCACTGGACGTCGCAATGTGGAAGGCATGGACATCCACAACCCTTCCACAGCGCCGTCTGCCCACTCTGCTGCTCTACCGCGGTTCGTCCCGCACGTCGTTTGATCGTATTGCCATTACGCCCCGTGATATCCAATTCACAATCGTGCGTGGAAAGGAATCGAAGAAGAGTCTGGATACAATCCGCGAAGATCTCTACGAGTGGTTCAAGACGCTGGATGGAGTGATGCCTTTCATTGAAATGCGCGACCTCGACGAGTCTCGCTGGGAGTTGCAGGATATGAGTGTACTGGGAGCCTACCCCAAAGAAGTGACCGAGTTTGACATGCGCCGGTTTCCGTGTCTCCAGACACTCTTCAGTTACCAGGACGAGACATTCCGCCTCCTTCGCGCCGATCGACTGGCCGAGAACTTTACCCCTCTTCAGGTTCAGGCGTTTCAGGCCTTGCAGGAAGCAGACGTTCCATCTGCGCAGACACTGACAGAGATCGGCATCTCACAGGAAGACGCAGAGTCAATGTTTCGCACCTTTCTGAATCTCGGGGATGATCTCGATCTCGAGCGTGTTCTCAAGGGATTTCCCACACTTCGCTTCTCAAATAAGGAGGTGATTCTGTCTGCCGTTACCACCGTTGAACGCGCATTGAAGTATGCAAGTATCTTGCGCCATGTACTCACAGCACCCGAAGACGATGCTGAAGTCAATGCAGTCTGTCCCCGCCGTGTCGAAGCCGTGGAAGCCGTTGCCGCTGCGCCACAGCCTGTCGCGGTTCACGTGGGAGAGTTCGATGTAGATGATGATTTCTTGGCCGACCTTGGGCTGGGCGCACCGGCTGACGCTGCACCAGAGGTTGTGCCAGAAGCTGCACCGGCTGAAGCACCGAAGAAGCGTGTACGGGTTGCAGACAAGAACAAGTCCACATACAACTACTTCAATAAGCGTCTACAGGACTTTGATCCCGAGACGTTCGACAGCACACTCTACCCTAGCAAGTGCGACAAGAACAAACAGGTCGTGGTTCTGACTCCCGAAGACGAGGCACGTATCCCCGCAGAATACAATCCTCGCAACTACCCCGAGACCGAACGGCAGACCAAGGTGAAGGAAGCGAACAGGGATCAGGACGGAATTGACGACTACAACGTGCATATCATTCCCCTCACGAACCGCGAAGGAATTGCAACGTGTCCACAGTATTGGTGCATTAAGGACGAGATCCCCCTGCGCGAAGATCAGTTGGTTAACGGTGCATGTCCAGTCTGTAAAGGCAAGGTTCGCACGGGCAAGGATGAGGATATCACTGAATTCTCTGTAATGAAGCGTGACCAAACGTCCGTATTCCCGAACTACATCGGAACACTGAAGGACAAGCAGATCCCCTGCTGCTACAAGGTGGAACAGCCGTTCAAGAAAGTGATGACGCCTGGATCTGAGAAGAGCGATGATTCGTACATTCTGAGTTCAGCCAAGACACCTGCGCTGCGCATGGGCTACCTTCCCGAAGCTCTTGCAGCATCCCTCGGTATTCCCGTTGCGTATGACAAGTCTGTCAAGAAGAGTCGTCTGGACACTGGAAAGGCTGACTTCTTCCGTGTGGGACTCGGTCGTCCTTCCAAGACGATCCCGCATTTCTTGAACTCGAAGGAGGTCGTACCCGAACCGAAGGACGCGCCGAAGAGCGTGATGCTCTGTTCATTCGCACGGTCGTGGACAGACATGGGCGAGGGTGCAACACAGATTGAGCGCATCGTTGCGGGTATTCAACGCGCCTACTCGGAAGGCCGCCTCACGATCCTGGATGAACTTGAATACGTGACCTCCGTTGTCCGTTGCAATGTGATTCGTGTGGACACATCAACATCATCCGTCAAGTGTGGATTCTGGACCGAACAGCTCAGTCCTCGTGAACGGACACTCGTCATGCTCGACGATGATATCTTGGCTCATGTTGCACGGGGCACGGACAAGGCCAAGGGCTTTGCGAAGTACAAGTACACGGTCAACATTCGCGACCCACTGTTTCCGAAGAAGATGCTGACCACAATCACCTCGCTACACACCCGCGCATGTTCCTCTGATCGTCCACGCATGTCGGACGCACTTCAAGAGCTTCGTAGCAAGGGGCACAACTTCCAGGTCATTTTGGATCCGTTTGACCGTGTTCAGGCGGTGTTTGTACCGAAGGTAGTGATCCTGCCCGTTCAACCCGAGCCGTATGAGCCTCTACCCGGAACTCACGCATACACTGGATATGCAGACATCAATGCCGAAGACCTGCCGACACGCCAGGCCGAACGCACGTTCCTCGATCAGACATCTCACAAGGGATTCAAGTGGGTGGAAGACCTACAGGATGTGAATGGCAAGTTTGTCGAGTCCCTGTTGGCCTCTGAATTCCGTGCACCGTTTCAACCAGAGGCTGCGGCGCCTGAAACACCGAAAGAGGTTCTCTCCACCATGCAGCGTCACCCTGAACGGCAGCTCACGGAAGGGGAACCGAATGCAGATGACATACGTCAAGCCGATTCGATCTCCTATCAGGCCGAAGTCTTTGACTTCCTCATGTTTTCGCTGTCCAAGGACATTCAAAAGGAGGAGTATGCGGATCTCCGCGAAGGCGTTGCGTCACGTGGCAAGAACCTCTACAAGCAACTCGACACCTGGCTCAAAAAAGAAGCCCACTGGGATGCCACGCAAGGTCCACGCGCATTCGTGAACAAAGTGAGGACACCCTGTGGGCAGTTCCAACAAAAGGACGCATGTACTACGTCATCCTTGTGTGGGTGGAAGGCGGGGAAATGTAAGATCAAGGTCGACTCCTCAGTCGATCGAACTCAGGTACTTCGCCGGTTGACAAAGACACTGGTCGAGAACGACAAGCAACGGGCACTGGTGCTGGACGAGCGTCTGTCGCCCTTCTTCAGCACTGTGTTGTATATGGAGATGCCGCACGAACTTATCACGACAAGTGTATAATGGACCCGGCCGCGTTCGAGAAGTTTGAGAAGGAGCACAAAAATGACCCCGGGGTGCAGCTGGAGAAACGCCATTTTGATCACAAACACAATCCCCTATGGGATTTGGATGAAAACAAGCTATACATGGTGATAAACACGGAATTCGATAACGGTCGCGTCGGGAAGTTTGAGCCTAAAAACGTTGTGTCTACAGAGTTTGGCAGAGAAGATATGGGACGCGGGTTTCAACGCTATGCGATGCGACACGAGCCGTCGTCATTGTCAAAAAACCCATGGTTCAATGACACGGGCTTGGGGTACACCGAACGCGTCGATCCTGATAATAGTAAAATATACGAATTGAATACCACCATAACGGGCGGACGTCGAAGGAAGACACGTCGTCGAATGATCAAGAAAAGACGCCGTACCCGATCAAAGCGGAAATCTCTTACGCCTTCACCTCGGCCTTCTTGAAGTGCACCTTCAGGAAGGACTGGAGGTTGAGGTACGTGACCTCATCCTTGTCCGACACACGGAGGAGCTTCGCCAGGGCCGAGTTCGGCAGGATGCGGCGCTTGAAGTTCGGGTCGAAGCAGTTGTGCTGCTTGACGTAGCCCGAGATGAACTTCGTCACCTCCGTCTGGGAACGCTTCTCGCCCGACTTGAGGCCCATGAACGCGCAGAGCTCATCCGTCAGGGGGCGCTGAACGAGGAAGGCGTTGTTCGCGCGACGAGCCTCCCACGTCTTGCGCTCCTCCGGGGTCATGTCCTCCGGGTTCTTCTTCTTCTTCTTCTTGATCTCACGAGCCTCGCGCTTGGTCGCCTTGATCGCATCGGCGACGCTCTTCGTGGCCTCGCGGACACGGGTCGTCAGCTCCGTGCTGAGCGCCTTGAGCTTCTCCGCCAGACCGGCGAGGATCACATCGGAGTGCTCGACCGCCTCGGCAACCGCCGGGGCAGAGGGCGTCTCGACCGTCGGCACGGTCACAACCGCCTTGGACGGGGCGGCAGGCTTCTCGGCCTTGACCGCCTTGGTCTTCACGACCTTAACGGGGGCAGCCGGCGCAGCGGCGGCGACAACGGGGGCAGGGGCGGCAGACTCGGCGGCGGCGGACTTCTTCGGGGCCATCTTGTTTGACTTAACGGAAGCAGAAGAAGAGGACATTTCTAACGCGCTGGTATACTCTTACCTCCGGCGGTCATGTAAACCGCTTCGCCAAGAAATTCTGGTGGGAGACGTTTTGTGTAGGACAACAAACGCGACTTGGCTCCAACGTAGTACATTCGGTACGCCATAATCGGGTCGGCGTGGTGATACTCGATCGGCATGGCCAACCTCGGAAGAGTCCACCCGATGTCCACTAGCCCGACAGGTGGGTTCTCCGATAACCAGGTCAGACGACGCTGCGTCACGTGGATCTTTTCGTAGCGAAAGGTGTACTCGGCACATAGCGCCAGGCCAAGTCGGCACAGCCAGGTGTAGTTCCTCAGAGACTCGCGAATCCAACGAGACGATGGGTGGTTAGGATGTGTCTTCTTGTAGGCGTCCTCGGGTAGCGGAGACTCGCGTACCCAGTGGGCGGTATATAGCAGCTGTGCAGTCTCGAGGATCATCTTCACCACATGTTTATCACAGTGAAGACGAGCCGCTTCGTCGGGGTCGAGGGAGAGAAAGAAGATGTTCATGGTGGCAACCCCCGTACTCCATGCACTGTATACATCCATTTTAGGCACCTTATTCATCGATATCAATCATATATGTCAGTATAGTTCGTTTGTTTTCTAAGTATGTAGAGACAATACGATGAGCCCCGTCTAGTAACGTATAGTCTCCATTTTTTAAGGCTATCCATATTGGTTCTGTATGACCATGTTGGCGTATGATTCGTCTATGGTGTAAAACTGACTCCAAATCTCTTTGCCCTCTGGGACGATCTTCTTTAGGATAAGGATCTTCCGAAAGACGTGCTGAATCAAAATTATGTAGTTCTCTACACTTTGATAGTGGGAACCGACACAACTTGCTCTTGAAAATATGATAATACGAAGATATGTTCGATGATGAAAATAGCTTTATGCTTACTGATGTTTGAACAGAATCGTGCATATTTCTACTTAGTGCCCATCTAAAATGCATGGGTCTAACAGCGATACAATGCAGACAGAAGCAGAAACACAATGTCATACGACCGTGAGTCTGTCAATCCGATGGTCAGCAGATTGAGTGAGTTGATCATGTACCCCAGATTGGATTGATTGTTTGAGAGCCACCCTTTGGAGCACAGTGCGATTATCCGGTGATTGGGCTTTGGCATCAGTTCCAGGTCGTCCATGAAAATACGGAACATGATGCGTATATGCGTATGGGTCAAGTTCGCAAACTGCTCGGGATGAACATCCTCGAAACCATAACTCCGGAAGATGTGAGTGAGGACTGTCCAGCGCCGAGTGATATTCTCACGCATGTCTTTTGACGGTGCAGGAACATTCATCCTGTTTCGCCGACGGTGAAGGTGAAGACGCCGAAGTCGCGCGAGAACCGAGTGGTCGATCGGCATTTTTGTATACGGATTTGTGGGTGTGACGGAGCGAATGCTCCACTCCCATAGTGTCCCAAAGTCGAACCACCAGAGCTTACCCGCCTCTTCTAATCCAAAGTACTCGAACGGATGTTGACGATCCTTGGACTCTGTTGTTACTAGCTCTTCGTCATTCACACAGTCCTTTCGCTTCAAGACACCCGGCCCGGCCAGGGACAGTACCTTTCGAACACACCATCCGCGATACAGTGCCTGAACTTTCGTGAATCGCAGAATCTTCGGCTGATTACGGGTGACCCATAAGATCGGATCCTTCGCACGTGCGTGACGTCCACACAGGTTCACGCCCTTCAGTGCGTCGGATGGACATTGGTCAAAGGATGTCTTGTTCCGCACAGCGGCGCATTGGGGCATTGCTTATCTTGTGCCAAGTCTTGAAAACTGGAAACCTGCGCGGAAAACGGATCCGGTGGTCGCCAGGGCAGTGTATCTCACAACAATCAACATGGCTACCTCCGCAATCATCCCTTCTGAGAACCTGGACATCAACCGCGTCATGATCGGCGAGATTCGCCCGAACAAGGCTGGGGGTAAGACCGTTCCCATCAAGTACAATGGTGCCCCCCTGCAGGTTCGTATCCCCCGCATCTACTACCCGGCCGGTGTCCTCGTCCGCGAGGATGAGAAGACTGGTCAGCGCAACTACAGTATGATGGCTTCGCTGAAGGGCTGTGACTCGTACGCGAAGGAGCGTTCGACGGATGGTACCGATGTGGGTCAGTTCTACAACTTCTGCCTGGACTTCCAGGAGAAGCTGATCCAGCACTCCATCGCCAACAGCGGTAAGTGGTTCGGCAAGTCGAAGTCGGAGGCTGTCCTCCGCGAGACGATGAAGCCGGTTCTGAACCCTAGCGTTGAGAAGGTCAATGGCGAGTGGGTTCCGAACGGTAAGTACCCGCCTTCGCTCCGCATGAAGATCTCGATCTGGGACGGCCAGGTCGGGATGGACGCGGTGGATGCGAATGGTGCGGCGATTGAGCTGACCGAGAGCAATCTCGAGCAGGTGTTTGCGAAGCGTATCGAGGCTCGTCTCGTGCTGACGCCGAGCATCTACGTGACGGGTACTGGCTTCGGTGTGACGTGGCGCGTCGTTCACGCCAAGGTGTTCCCGGCCTCGCGTGTCGGTGCCAAGGCAGCGTTCGCTGACATCAAGGAGCCTGATGAGCCGGTGGCGGACAAGGAGGAGAGCCTTGATCTGCCGGTCACTGAGGAGCAGGATGCCGAGGCTGCTGAGACCGAGGAGGTTAAGCGGTCTGTGACGCCTCCTCCGGCTGCGGCTCCGGCTGCTGCCCCTGCAGCTCCGAAGAAGCGGAAGGCTCAGGCAGTGTCGTAAAGCCAAGCCGTGACCAGACAGTAGAGCCGCCTTTAGGTGGCGAGTATACAATCATTCGATCATCAACAAACCAAATCTTTTCCTTTTCAGGAAAGGTCAGAGACTGCGCAG